CAAGCCCGGTATCGAGCGCGCCGGTAGCCTGCGATTTGCCCTGATTGAGCGCCGCGATTTGATCTTGCGCGGCCTTCTCCGCTGGTGCGCTGGAGAAAGCGGAAAACAGATCGCCGAAAAATGACATTAGCCTATTCTCCAGTTCGTTCCGTCATCGAAAACAGGAACGCCGTTCGCTCCCCCGCCAGCCACGATCGATGCGAAGGTGGTCACGGTAGCATCACTCACAAACTCGCGAGCGCCCGCGTTTCCCGCGGCCGGAAGCGTCGCCACGGTCTTTGCCGACTTCTCCAGAAGCTTCAGCTTGTCGTATTGGTCTGGAATGACGCGGCCGTCACGATCAACAAACGGAACGTCTTGCGGTAGCAGACGAAAGAGTGCCATCAAAGTGCTCTCGCAAACTCGCCATGGAGTTTGTGGCGCGCAGCCTCAATGGCTATTTCTGCGCTCTGAACGTCAGCAAAAAATCCAACGGTATGCCGCTTATTGTTTGCCCCGACACGCGCAATCCATCTGCCGGTTGAGCTATGCCACGAAACGCCCTTTACACCGCTCGAATTGGTGATCGGCCGCTTTCGGTTAGCCATGTTTTGAACGTGGCTTGCCTCGCGTAGATTACCCCACCGATTATTCGATGCATTCCCATCGATGTGATCGATCCCATCAATGGGATCAAGCCCCGTCATCATTTTCCAAATGACGCGATGCGCCACATAGGAACGCCCATCGATATTAACTCCAATGTAGCCGCAAGAGCCCGTCGCGCGGCTGGCAATATCTCCTGTTCTTGCCCTTCCACAATCGACACGCCATGAAAGCATTCCCGTTTCCGGATTGTAGTAGAATGCTTCGCAAAGCCGTTCTCTTGAGGGAAGCTCGGTTCGTTTCATACTTCAACTCCCATCAGGCGGCCCTCGCATCATCGCTCTGGGTGGCGTACATGAACGATGCGTAGACTGGGTTGCTGATGTCGATGCGCCAGCGCCTGCCCTGCCATGAAGAACGGCCCGTGCATGCCACGAGAGAAATCAACTGTGTCGGCGTGCTCTGCCGACCGAGCTTGCGGAGAACCGGATTGCTCCACGTCAAGCCGCCATCGTCGCTCCATGAGATTTCCACGTCGGGATCGGTCTGCTGCGGATCCAGCCCCGTTGCGATGCCGACGCCGGTTGCGAAGTAGAAATCGGCCCGTCCCACCACCGCGCCTGACGGGAAGTTCTGCACCGGGCCGCTTTCGAGCCGCAGCCGTAGCGGATTGCCGAGCTCGTCATGTTCGGTCTCGGTAATCTGCTGGATGTTGCCGCTCTGTGCGTCACCAGTGAGCCAGATATTGAAGGCGCTGATGGCGCCCGAGCGCCGTGACCGGTTGACCAGATAGCTGTCAGCCTGGAACCATTGGCTGGTCGAGATGTCGAGTATCCAGGTCCATGCTGGGCAGGACAATTGCCAGAAAGCGTGCCCATGCGACATGAAAGCCGTTGCTTCCAACGTAGTCTTGTCGCTTACGGCCTCGATGAGGGCATCCAGATCAGGCGGCGAAACCTTTTGTGGCGAGTAGCCGTTGAGGGCGTAGACGCAGTTGTCATCCCCAACCCAGATCGGGCCGCGGGAAAAGCCATCTTCATGGCCTGCCACGCAGTAAGGTCCGGCGAGCCCGCGGGCGAGCACCTGACTTCGCGCGAACGGGAACGGTATTGAGCCCTGGTCGGTCCAAATCTCGGTGGACTGATTGCCGAACACCAGGAGACGGCCGGACCAATTGATCACCCGAACAAGGCCGTCAGGTTTTGCCTGGGCCCGCCCGAAACTCAGCGCATTAACGCTGGTCGAGTTGAGATCGGTCGCGAAGAACCGCCCGTCGGCGATCGTAAACACCAGATAGCCATCGAGGCTGTCCACCGAGTTCGGCGCCGGCAAATCGGCGTCCGGCCAACCCGAGGTCGTTGCCGTCGGCGTGAACGTGTAGACGTTGGTATCCGGATCGACGAAGCATTTGTCCGGCGTTGCGTTGTTGTTCGCCGCGAAGAAGCCGCGCTTGGTACCGACCAGATTGCCGACGACGGTTTCCGCGCCGCCGGCGCTCGAATGCTTCACCAGCTTGCCGCTATAGGCCGAATAGAGCACGCCGTTATTGAGGAACGAACCTCGCCAGCCTGCCTGGGTCGTGGTGCCCCAATTCAGGAGTCCGGGCATTCGACGAACGACAGCCTTGCTTGGCGCCTGATCGCCGAGCTGATCCACATAGCCGTTGATGATGCGCCCGCCGCCTTCCTGCGGCTTTGTGCCGGGGGAAGTTGATACCGGGAATGGGATCGTGCGCTTGACCATTATTGGCCACTCTTGAAATATTGCATCAATGCATCAAGCTTTTGGCGCTGCTCCGGAGTGTATGCTTTATCGTTGAAGTCTTTCGGCCATTGTTGAAAGGTATAGCCGCGAAAGAAGCCCGGCATTCCGGCACGTTCTTTCCAATCGTCAAACGAACCTGTCTCGCCCTCGTTCTTTTGGGCATAATCGTATTGATCTTGCAAAATCGCCTGTTGCGCAGGCGTCATCGAATTTTGCAGATCCTGGTAAGCCTTTTTGACCACGGGATCGGTAAATCGCAGATGATGGGATGCAATATCACCGAGTATGTCGATAGGACGAGTATTCGGATCGCGGATTTCTAACCCAGGCTTATTTAGTGGCAGCTCATCCGGTCTAAGCGCATCAAGGGAGTCCGGAGTAGTGGGAGCTTGGCCCTTATCGCCCGGCTCCCAATGCTCTAAAAATCCCGCGTTAGGTCTGAACTTTTCGACATATCCGTAGTCGTATTTTTTCAAAACCGGGAATTGCTGTTGAGCTTGTTGTAAAAGATTTGGCGAGGAGTTTACCGGCATTCCCAAGATTGCCGCGGCGAAAGGAACGCCACCACTTTGCGCTTGCGGTGCTTGCGGAACACCGCCTAGAATTTCGCCAAAGTCTGCCATCAGAAGTTATTCGGCCACGGAGCATAGGTGCCGATGCGGTTTTGACGGGTTGCGGGATCAACCCGCAACTCACGCCGGCCGCGGGGAGCGCCAGACAAGGCCCGGAGCCGCGTCACCGCGTCATCGGATGCCATCTTCATCCGCGCCTGACCGTCGGCCGACATCGGGAACGTCGAGAGCGCGCGATATGCCAGATAATCAGCAATAGACAGATACGCACTATCATCGAAATCTCCCCCCGTTGGGCCCGTCAAACCGCGGTCGCCAACATAGAAGATCGAGAGGTCAGCGAGCTCGCCGCAGACGCCATCGATGATGAGGTCGATCTTGTCCACGTCGGTCTGCGACACCGCTTGGCCCTCCGCAATCACCATCAGATTGCGAAGGGCCTGCTCGATGACCTGCTGGCGCGTCTTGGACACGGCTTACTTGGCCTTGTCGTCCGGCACAGGGACCGGCGCGGGAGCCGCCGCGGTTTCCCACGGAACCTTGGCGCCCTCGCGGTCGGCGTCGGCCTTGTACTGCTTCTCGGCCTCGCTGCCGGGCACCATCGCGGGATTCGGATAGTAGCCCTTGGGAAGCTTGCCGTCGGCGAACAGTTTCGGACCGTCCTTGCTGTAGCCCCAGGCGGAAACGTCTTTTTCGTCTGCCATGATGAACCTCGTGTGATTGAGAAAGAAAAAGACGCGGGCCGTAACCCGCGTCCAGGTTTGCAGCGGGAATTACCCGCCGCTCATGCGCACAGCGAGGCGCGGATCGACCGTCTTGATGCCGTACAGAACGTCAAGGCGCCAGTTGCTGATGTCGTTCGTGCCGTCGTAGTAGGGAATGACACGGACGCTGATGCCGTTCTTGCTCACACGGGAGCAGTCAACGGAGCCGGGCGGACGAACCATCGGCACCATGCACAGCGCAAAGGCGTTCTTGTGGAACGCAACCGACGGCGAATAGCCAGTGTTCGCCGAGCCCAAGAACGTCAGAGCTGCGCTGTTGGCAGGAGCGGCCGAACAGTTCTGGAACGCGCCGGACGTGATGATCTGCGGAGAGATCGTCAGCGTCAGGGCACCGGTGCCGTCACTGTTGAGCGTCGAAGCCGGCGCCACGGTGAACTGCTTCAGGAATGGCAGAGTCGCCTTGGTGACGGGGTTGACATCGAACACGCCGGCGATGGTGAACACGTCGCCGACAGCCACGCGCTGTGCCGCCGCCGCGGTCCAACCATTGGTGACCAGCGTTTGGGTGTTGACGCCGGTCGTATCGTAGGCCGTGTTCTGGTTGGCACCGTTGACGACCGGAGCACCACCGAGCGGACCCACGGTGTGCGTCGGAGTATTCTGGCACATCATGGTGTCGAGACCGGCGATATTGCCGATCCGGCCGTTCTTGAAGGCATCCTGCACCAGCGAGGGCGAGAACAACGCAGTCTGCGCGCCGGCCATTGACCAGAAGTCCGACGGTGACATCGCGCAGTAGCGGTCATTGCTCGGAACCGAGCGCTGATCGAGGTTCTTCGGACCCGCCGCGAACTTGGCGAAGGTATCCATGGTGCCCGAAGGGGTACCAACCCATTGCGGAATGTCGTTCACCAGAGAGAACACATCCTTGTCGATCTGGTTGGCGACCTGGATCAGCGCCGGCTGAATAACACGCTCGGAAAGTTGCGAGATATTCAGGGTCAACTGCTGCGAGGTGAAGTTGAAATCGACGCCCGCGATCTTGTTGATCTGCAAGGTCAGCTTGCCTTCCGTCACGTCCTGGTTGGAGGCAACAGAGGTGGTACGGACCGTGAAATCGGTCGGCTTGCGGATGGTGATGGTGTCACCGACCGTATAGCCGTTGATCTTCTTGTCGAACTCGTCTTCGTAACCGCGGTAGACGCAGTTCGCCATACGGAGTTCGTTTTCGAGGATACCGACCGCCGCTTTCGCGATGATCGATGCATTAAGAATAGTGTCAGCCATAGAACCTGATCCTTTTCAGGCTATGGCCCCGCACGAAAAAGCCGCCCCGGAGGACGGCTGCTTTCTTGGATATCGGCTACTCGTTACTTTCGCCGGTCCTTGCCGTATCTCTTGTCAAGCCATGCGTTGAGGTCCGCGCTCTGATCGCGCGGGGTTGCTCCACCTTTGGGCTTGGAAAGCGGCGGCGGGGCCGATGTTGCTTTTTTGGGTTCGGGCATCTTCAGCGTCGCCTCCAGCCGGCCAATTTCTCGGGCCTGCTCTCGGGGCGTCATCGCATCGAATGCATGGAGGTCGTCGGGGTTGGTGGCGAAGTGATAGGAAATCAGGTCGCTCTTGTCGGATGACATGATCTCGTGGATCGTGGCATCACGGACATTGACTTCCTTCATTCCTTCCATGACGGCATCGAAATCGGCGATAACCTCCCTCGCCTTGTCGACACGCGCCAAGTGCGCCT